AAGAGTAGTATGGCTTTTCAAATCGAGTTGCTATGTTCCTTTTCCTATGGCAATATCACTACTACCTATAAGAAAGGGAGGGAAAGCAAATGACGCAAAAGCCTGAATGCAAATTGATCAATGAAGACGGAAACATCTTCTTTATCCTGGGCAGAGTACGAAATACTCTAAGAGAGAACGGACTGGAAGCTGAGCTGGAAGAAGTAACGACCCGTGTGATGGAATCAAAATCCTATTATGAAGCCCTGGAAATTATCTCTGAATACGTTGATCCTGTGTAGTTTGATCAGCTTAAAAAGATGATACTTTCTCCATAAATGACTTGCTATATATCTTGTTTAGAGTGATATATGTACATGACAAAAGAAACACACCTAAACAAGAAAGGGGCAAATACACATGACAAGCAAAGACTTTTTAAAGAGCAACTTCGGTATTGAAATTGAGATGACAGGCATAACAAGGAAAATGGCGGCAAAGGTTGTTGCCGATCATTTGGAGGGAACCATAGAAGAGGTTCATGACTATTACAAAACTTTGAAAATCACAGAGAGAGACGGACGAGTTTGGAAGATCATGTACGATGGCAGCATAAAGTGCCAGAAGAAAACCGGCGGACAAAAGGTCAGCGCAAGCAGTGAATACAGTGTCGAGCTGGTCAGCCCGATCCTAACCTACGAAAGAGATATGGAAAGCCTTCAGGAGATGGTGAGAAAACTTAGAAAAGCTGGAGCCTTTTCAGAGCAGCAAAACTGTACTGGAATCCATATCCACTTAGACGGAAGGGACCACACCCCAAGGTCCATCAGAAACTTCATGAACATCATCTACTCAAGAAACGACCTTTTATATGATGCCCTTCAGATAGAACAAAGAAGAATGCACTACTGCAAGAAGATGGATGAGAGCTTGGTGCAAAAGCTAAATAGAAGAAAACCAACGACGCTCAAACAGATTGAGGACATTTGGTACCAAGGTTATGGAGATAGAAGAGAAAGGCACTACCACGAGAGCCGATACCATTTCCTAAACCTTCACAGCCTTTTTAACGGATGCGGAACCGTAGAGCTTAGAGGTTTTAATGGAACCCTCCATGCAGGAAAGATTCGGAGCTACGTTGTCTTAAGCCTTGCCATGAACCATCAGGCATTAACACAAAAAAGCGCCAGCAGTAAAAAGCCCCAGGTTGAAAACCCTAAGTTTTCCATGAGAACCTGGCTTAACCGAATCGGCTTTATCGGAGACGACTTCAAAAACTGCAGAGAGCACCTTTGCAAACATCTAGACGGCTCAGCGGCCTGGAGATTTCGTACAGCCGCATAGATAAAAGGCGGCGCCTTCAAACCCACCGAGCGGGCAACCGCTCTTAAGGTGGTAGAAGGACTCCTCAGCTTTAAGAACAGCCCACACAGGCGAAGCTAAGGGGCAGAAACCGAGTGTTGGAAAGGATGGATTGATGATGACAAGTGTAAAAAGGCTTAATCTAGCCTATGGATCAAACCTAAACATAGACCAGATGGCGATGAGGTGTCCAACAGCTACGGTTTATGGTAAGGCATATCTTAAGGGTTATCGCCTGCTTTTTAAAGGCAGCGGTGGAAACGCCTACTGCACCATAGAGAAGAAACGAGGCGGCAAGGTTCCGGTTCTAGTTTGGGAGCTTGAGCCCGAAGATGAAGAAGCGCTGGATTTTTATGAAGGCTATCCCAGGTTCTATGAGAAGCAGGACGTGAAAGTGACCTTGGATAATGGGGAGTCGGTTATGGCCATGGTGTATATCATGACTGACAAGATTCCGGACAGGATCCATTTGAATTTACCGAGTCCAGGTTATCTTAAAACCGTAAGGGCAGGATATAAGACTGCTGGATTTGATGAAAGATACATTGACGATGCCCTGGACATAAGTGAGCGGGAAATCCTAAGACATCCTCCAACCTATCTGTAAAAGAAATACATCTTATTCTTCAAATAGTCCTTGCTATTATGTGCTTTTAGAGTGATATATAGACTACAAAAAAAGCACAGGTTAAGGAGGAAAAAGCAATGAAGAAGAATGATCAGTTTGAAAGTAGAAGCGGAAAAGTCTACAAAATTGTAGGAAAATGGTGCAGCGACATTGTTCTCTCACCGGTCGATGACAATGATGATGAATGTTTGATTTACACCTCTGGTGAGATGGAAGAGTTTATTGGATCAGGCCATTTCAAACCCCTGGGAGGTGGCCAGTGATGAAAGCATTATTCGGCAGAAAAGTACGTGACCTTGATGAGCTAAAAGACCTTACCCTGCGGGCTGTGAAAGAGGGCCAAAAAGGTCAGCCCTATATTATCATTAGAGAGGTTTCACTAGCCGATGAGTACTTTAGGGACTTTGCTGATGATTTCTTAAAGGATCAGTTTTGGATCAGATCTGAAGATGGCGGAGTCAATATGGATGGAGAGGTAAGGTGCGTACGAGTCAACAATATGGATACCAATGAAAAGGTGCTGGTTAATTCGGAAGGATATGATTACCCAAGATATACAGCTCTTGAAATATAATTTTCAAGAAACTATCCACTGCAGGCATTGAGCCTGCTTTCTTTTCTTATATTTTAACCGAAAATCTTTGAATGGATTCTTACAGATAATGCTTGCTATATACGGTGCTTAGAGTGATATATGTAAGTACCAAAAAGTAAGGAGGTAAGAACATGGACCGTAAAGAAATGGTGAAAAGGATAGGTGAGCACTTTGGTGTTAAACCCCTTTATCTCAATGTACCATCATTCGCTTACGAGATCAGAACAGCAGATGAAACCTATACGGTGGATCGGTTAGGTAACATCACAAACGCTCAAGGGAAAAAACTCACCTTAGAGGAAATTTTGAGCCCGCCTGTAGTAAGTGAACCAGAAAATATGATGGTAGAAGAGAATGAAGAGGAAGCAGATAGCTTAGGGAAAGTTGAAGGATTTGAGTTAACACTTCCCATGACAGACCACACAGAAGGCACCCTGCAAAATCTAATTAACATGATTTCAAGTAAGCAGCACCTTTTAACCTTGGCCTTTGAAGGCTCAAAGGTGTTTGTATCAGATACACTGGCTGAAAAGCTAGAGGGCCAAAACATTAAAGACCTGGAGGATTTAAAGCAAGCACTTGAAAACTTGCATGATGAGCTCCCTGGGTTAGAATTTGATTTTGAAAATCAAAAGATCACTTTTACTTTGCAAAAAGAGAATGAGACGGAAGAGGAAAAGACCGCCTTTAAAGAACTCATTATTCTCATCGACCAATATGCCAAAACACTGAAACGCGCTTCTTACAAACAGGCGCAGGATGACAACCCCAAGTATGCACTTAGAACTTGGTTGATTCGGATTGGTATGAATGGCCCAGAGTATAAGCAAACAAGAAAGACGCTTCTTAAGAACCTTGAGGGAAGCGGGGCATTCAGAAAGGTGGGTGAATCTTAATGGATCAGATAACCTACGTTGCAATGCTTCAAGGTCTCATTTTGACCATCCTAGAGAAGCAGAAAGTTCTAGGAATTGTAGACAGTAAACATGAAGTTCTGACACTGCTTAATCTGATGGAGGATATGGAGTTATTCTGGAATGCGGATAAAGCTTTGAACCCACAGGCAGAGATGCTACAGAAGTTTGTGAAATCCAGTCGGAAGACTTATAAAATCGAAGGGAGGAGAAGAAGTGGATAGATTCTTTAGTCAAAAAACATGTGACCGCTGCGGTGGTTCTCTAGAGAATGGGCGAACCATGTCAATGTTCAATGAACAGTGTATCTGCATGAACTGTAAGGATAAGGAAATCAAGGACCCTGATTATCGTAAGGCTCAAGATAGAGAGCGTGAAGAAATACAAAAAGGTAATTTCAATTTCAAAGGGATTAGAGGCAAGTAATCTATATAATAAGCCTCTATCAATTAAAATGGAAAATCATGAGGAGAGCCTTGATATCGGCTCTTTTCCTCTTAGAATAAATAGACTTTAATAATGAAAATAGTACTGGATAATACCTCGGTCCAGAGCTAATATGTACACACCAAAAGGAAAGGGATCTGAGACAATGATTAAAGGAATTGAAAAGAAACTGGAAACCATCGCAAAAGAACATCTCTTCATGGAGACTTTAGAGACTAGAAATTCTGACAGACTTGATTTTCACGAAGTTTCTGTATGGGGAGTGAAGAAAGCTTTAGAAATGGCCTATGAGCTAGGAAGAGCTGAGAGGAAAAAAGAGAAATAGCTGGTTTCATAAAAATCCATTCAACATTTACAAGAAGACCTACGGGTCTTTTTTCTTTACAACAAATGAAGGAGGTGAAAGTTATGGCAGGTAGAGGAAGACCACCAAAACCAACAGTGATTAAAGAGCTGGAAGGTAATCCAGGAAAAAGACCGCTAAATAAAAATGAACCTAAACCCAAGCAAACCGCACCTAAGTGCCCGTCATGGCTGGAGCCAGATGCTAAAAAAGAATGGCGCAGGCTGTCAAAGGAGCTTGAGGCTATGGGACTACTGACTGAGGTGGATATGGCGGCTTTTGCTGGGTACTGTCAAGCCTATGCCAGATGGAAGGAAGCAGAGGAGTTTATCACAAAGCATGGGTCCATCTTAAAGACCGCTTCAGGATATATTCAGCAGATTCCTCAGGTGTCCATTGCACAGCAAAACCTTAAACAGATGAGAAACTTCTGCTCCGAGCTTGGCCTTAGCCCATCGGCTAGAAGTAGGCTCAATATTAACAATACCGGTAATACCATAGAGGGAGATGCCATGTCAGAACTTCTTGGAAACATACCTAAAGCAGAAGAGCTTTTAAGACGGGATGATGATTAATCAATGAAAGGAGGGGACCAGATGCCATTTAGTGTAGCTCATGCAAATCACGCCATTAACTTTATAGAACAATTGAAGCTGACCAAAGGCAAATGGGCTGGTCAGCCTTTCAAGTTACTTCCCTGGGAAAAGGATCTGGTTAAACGTCTTTTTGGAACCTTGAGGGAAGATGGAACCCGCCAGTACAGAACCGCTTATGTGGAAATCGGAAAGAAAAATGGCAAGTCAGAACTGGGTGCAGCCATTGCCCTTTACATGCTTCTTGCTGATGGAGAACCCAATGCAGAAGTGTATGTAGCCGCCTGTGATCGGCAGCAGGCCAGTATCATTTTTAACACCAGTATGAACTTTGTGGAAGGGAATCCTACCCTATCAAAAGTGACTAACCTAGTAAGGTCCACCAAGCGAATCACTTACCCAAAGACCGGGAGCTTCTATCAGGTCTTAAGCTCCGATGTTAAATCGAAATCTGGAATCAATGCCTCCTGTGTCATCCTGGATGAGATCTGGACCTATCCAAATCCGGACCTGGCCAAGATGCTGACCACTGGTTCCGGTGATGCCAGGACCCAGCCGCTGTTTTTATACCTTACCACTGCAGGGAATCAGCTCTCTGGCTATGGCTGGGAGATGCATCAAAAGGCAAAGGAAATACTGGAAGGGAAACGAGTGGATCCCACTTTTCTATCCATCA